CTTGTAGTATGTTTGTGCCAGCAGAGGACTTTGTGGTGAGCTATGGAGCCGCTGATCTGGAAACAGCCGAGCGAGCTACCCATGTTATGAAGATGGAATCCAACGATGTGCTGAAAATGCAGCAAAGTGGGTTCTATGCCAACGTACAATTACCTGATCCAGAGCCAGATATCAGTGAAGTAAGCGCTGAATACAATAAATTAACTGGCGATCACCCAAATTATGAGGCAGATCATAGACATACGTTACTTGAGATGATGGTTAACGTAGATTTGGCGGGGTTTGAAGACCTTGATAACGGCGAACCCACGAATATTGGACTGCCTTACGTCATTACTGTTGACAAGTCATCCAATATTATCCTTTCGATCCGCAGAAACTGGAAAGAAGGGGACGAATTAAAGCTCAAGCGTCAACATTTTGTCCATTATCAGTATTTACCGGGGCTAGGATTCTACGGATTCGGCCTAGTTCACATGATTGGCGGCTTAACTAAGTCGGCTACCTCGTTATTACGTCAATTAGTTGACGCTGGTACGCTGGCTAACCTTCCGGGCGGCTTAAAAGCGCGAGGATTGCGGATTAAGGGCGATGATTCGCCGATTATGCCGGGAGAATTTAGAGATGTGGACGTTCCGGGCGGTGTTATCCGCGATAACATTGCGTTTTTACCGTACAAAGAGCCATCTGCTGTGCTTCATCAGATGTTGCAGGAAATTGTAGAGGATGGTCGCAGATTCGCTTCCGCTGGTGATGTAAAAGCAGCGGATATTAACGGCGAAGCGCCAGTAGGTACAACTCTAGCGCTCCTTGAGCGCGAGATGAAAGTAATCAGCGCGGTTCAGGCTCGTGTTCATGCGTCAATGAAGCAAGAGCTTCAGATTTTATGTGAGATTGTGGCTGACTTCGGCCCTACTCAGTATCCTTACGATACTGAAGAGAATGCTATAACCTCTGAGGACTTTGATGACAGGGTAGATATTATCCCTGTCAGTGATCCGAATGCTGGAACAATGGCCCAAAGAATTATGCAGTATCAGGCTGCTCTACAGTTAGCAGCTCAAGCCCCTGATATGTATAACTTGCCGCTTTTGCATAAACAAATGCTGGAAGTTCTTGGCATTCAAGACGCGGATAAGATTATTCCTGATGAAAACGATATTCCGCCAACTGATCCTGTTTCAGAGAATATGATGATTATGATGGGAGAGCCTGTAAAAGTTTATCCTTATCAAGATCATGAAGCGCATATCAAAGTTCATCTGGCTGCACTGAACGATCCTCAGATTGCCGAGATGTTAAATCTTTCTCCTGACGGAGCGGCTAAAGCAGCAGCTCTTAATGCTCACATAGCCGTACATGTTGCTTACAAGTATCGCAACGATATAGAAAAAGAGCTTGGAGTGCCGTTGCCACCTGTAGATTCATCGCTACCGCCAGATATTGAATATCGGTTATCTCAGCTTGTAGTTCCTGCTGCTGAGCAGTTAACAGGAAAAGCCGAACAGATGGCCGCTGCTGAGCAAATGGCTGCTCAAGCTGAAGACCCAGTATTGCAACTTCAAAAAGCAGAGCTAGAAATAGATGCTGCTAAAGTTCAATCTAAAGCTGCTACTGACATGGCTCGTATACAAGCTGATCTCACTAAGGCTGCTGCTAAAGATGACCTTGAACGAGATAAGCTCAAAGCAGAACAGAAGATTGAAGGCGCTAAGCTTGGCGTGAAGATAGCAGAGACCAACACCAAGGAAGAGTTAGAGACCAAGAAGATTGCTTCAAGAGATAAGATTGAGGGCGCTAAACTTGGTACTGAGATCGCTAAAGAGCTGATGATCGATGAAAGAGAAAGAGATATTGAAGAAATGATCGATAAGAGAGATACTACACGCGAAGAAATGATTGATGATCGAGAGAGAGATGAGTGACCATTTATCAGATAACGTGTTAGAAGTATTAAATAAGAAAATACGAACTATAATGAACGAGACAGCCGACCATGTAAGTGCAGGAGGATGTCGAAGTTTTGATGAATATTCAAAGTGTTGTGGGATTATAGAAGGACTCGCAATCGCTGAAAGAGAATTACTCGATTTGAACAAGCATATCGAGAATAACTAATCTCCGCATAAAGCGGTGCAGTGACTCTGGACACTCTTCCAGTGCAAGGAAAAACTAATGGCAGAAGCATTAGCAGAAGTAGATACGGTATCCGAAGAGGATACTGCGAAAAAACCTCGTGCAGCTCATAAACTACCTGACCCGAAAGGGTACAAGATTTTGATAAATCTTCCCGAACCTGAAGAAGCCAGTGAAGGAGGTATTCTCAAAGCCCAAGAAACTATTGAGGCGGAAGAGGTAGGCTCCATAATTGGCTTTGTTATCAAGTTAGGCCCAGACGCTTATAGTGATAAGTCACGGTTTCCTAGCGGCGCTTATTGCAAAGAGGGTGATTTCATTATGATGAGGTCGTACTCTGGCACACGCTTTAAGGTGCATGGCAAAGAGTTCAGGCTCATCAATGACGACAGTGTAGAAGCTGTGGTCGAAGACCCTAGAGGAGTGATGAAGGTATGAGCGAAGCAGAAACCGAAACAGAGGTTCAACCCCCTACGTCACCTGAAGACAAGTTCTTTGGGGTCAAGACGCAGCACAGCAGAAATGCTGAACCAGCTTCTGACGAGGCTGAGCAAGGCGGATTTGAAGTAGAAGTTGTAGACGATACTCCGCCTGAAGAGAAGAAACCCGTTAAGCGAACTAAGGAATTAGCCGAGCCTCACGTAAAGTTCGATGACGGATTTACTGACGAAGAACTAAAAACTTATAGCAAGGGTGTCCAAAAGCGGATTAATCAGCTCAGGGCAATTAACCACTCAGACAGGCGCAAGGTTGGGGAAGCTCAGCGTATGCGTGATGAGGCTGTAAGAGTAGCGCAATCTCAACAAAAGAAGATTGAAGAGTATGAGTCACTGTTGGCTAACAGTCAGGGCGCTATAATTGAAAGCACCAAAGGCAAAGCGCAAGTGGAGCTGGACAGTGCTGAGAAAGAGCTGAAGAAAGCGCATGAGGAAGGCGATGCCGATAAGTTAGTTCAAAGCCAAAAAGCTTTGGCTGCTGCAACAGCTAAGATAAACGAGATGGAGCAGCGTGAACGAAAGTATAAGCAGGCCCAACAAGCTCAAAAGCGCAGGCAAGAAGAACTTGCTAAACAGCCTCAACAACCTCAACCTCAACAGAGAGTTCAGGTAACTCCACAGCAAGATAAGTGGAACAGCGAGAATCCGTGGTTTCAACCTAACCCTGTAAATGGACAGATTGATCCACTACACAAAGAAATGACAGCAGTAGGTTTAGCTATTCATGACAATCTTTATCATGAAGGTATTACTGCTACAGGAGACCCTCAGCGTTATTACGCTGAAGTTGATCGAAGAATGCGTCAGCGTTTTCCCGATTACTCTGGCTTTGCTCCAACAGAGCAAGCTGAAGAAGTCGAGGAAGTGCAGGAGGAACGAAGCGCTCCGCAACGCCAACGCAGCAATACCACCGTGGTAGCGCCGAGTACCAATAGGAACAATGGCGCAAAGACACGCAAAGTCCAGCTATCGAAAACTCAAACAGCTCTCGCGAAGCGTTTGGGAATTACTAATGAAGCCTATGCCGAACAGTTGCTAAAACAGGAGATTGGCTAATGACTGAAGAAATAAACCGCGCACCCCAAGAGCTAGACTCAAGGGAAAACACGAAGAGGCCGAATGATTCATGGATTCCTGCTTCTTCTTTGCCTTCTCCAAATCCGCGAGATGGAATCTCTCATAGATGGATTCGTACTTCGGTCTTGGGGCAAGTTGATAACACTAACGTGTCGCAGAAAATGAGAGAGGGATGGGTGGCAGTTAAAGCTACTGACTATCCTGAAATTGACTACGTTCCTGATAAGACAAGTCGTTATCCTGAAAATATTGAATATGGCGGTCTATTGTTATGCTCGATTCCGAGCGAAATGTTAGACAAGCGTACTGAGTATTACAGTCAGATGGCGGTTAATCAAATGGAAGCAGTAGACAACAGTTTTCTTAGCGACCAAGACCCTCGAATGGCTAAGTTCCAAGAGAACTCTTCGAGGACAACTTTTGGTAGAAGATAATCTTGTTAGTAGGATTGTCTTCATAACGAGGACTTTACTATGTCTGCAACAGCGACCCCTATGGGAGCGGAACCAGTCGGCGGATTATCCGCTTGTGGTTCTTTCTCTGGAAAAGTTCGCCATATAAAAATAGCTAGTGGCTATGCTACTAATATTTTTTATGGTGATTTTGTAAAGCTGGTCAATACCGGAACTATTGAAAAAGATACTGGTACTGCAACAGCTACTCCGGTTGGTATTTTTATGGGCTGTTTTTACACTGACCCTAGCACTAGCCAACCTACGTTCAATCAAATGTTTCCTACTGGAACTGTAGCGGATGACGCTATGGCTTATGTGCTTGATGATCCTGATGCTGTATTTAGAATGCAAGCTGATGGCTCTTTAGCACAAACTACTTTAGGTAATAACATTGCTATTATCCAAACTTCTGGTTCTACAACTATTGGGCGCAGCAAAAATGCGGTTGACGCAAGTACCGCTGCAACCACCGATACTCTTCCCTTACGGATTCTTGAGTTTATGGATGGTCCTGACAGTGCTGTAGGTGACGCATTTACAGATGTGCTATTAACGTACAACTTTGGAATGCACCAATATAGAAACGCCACAGGCGTATAGGAGGCTTAGCGAATGGCTATATCAAGAGCGCAAATGCTCAAAGAGCTACTTCCGGGTCTTAACGCCCTGTTTGGCTTAGAGTATGCAAAGTACGAAGACGAAGATAAGATGATCTATGAAACAGAAACATCTGATCGTTCGTTTGAAGAAGAAGTAAAGTTGAGTGGGTTTGGCGCTGCGCCTGTGAAGCCTGAAGGTTCTGCAATCAATTATGATTCAGCACAAGAAGCTTTCACCGCTCGTTACACTCATGAAACTATTGCTCAGGGTTTCGCTATTACTGAAGAAGCAATGGAGGACAACCTCTATGCGTCTTTGTCTCAGCGATACACTAAAGCTTTGGCAAGAGCGATGGCTTACACCAAGCAAGTTAAAGCTGCTTTCCCATTAAATAATGGTTTCACTAACGCTTTTCAATCTGGCGATGGTGTTAACTTGTTTACTGCGGTAGGCGATGGCGTTGTTGGTGGTGGTGGTCACCCTCTAGTTAATGGTGGTTTTAACTCAAACCGTCCTGCTACAGCAGCAGATTTAAACGAAACCTCTTTGGAAGATGCGATAATTCAAATCGCTGCTTACACAGATGAGCGTGGACTTTTGATCGCTGCTCGACCAAGACGCTTGATTGTTCCGCCTAACCTGATGTTTGTTGCAACTAGAATCCTAGATTCTGAATTGCGTGTTAGCACCGCTGACAACGACATCAATGCTATTAAGAACAACGGTTCTATCCCAGAGGGATATTCTGTCAATCACTATTTGACTGACAATAACTCCTTCTATTTGATTACTGATGTTCCTAATGGTATGAAGCATTTCGAGCGTACTCCGCTTGAGACTTCGATGGATGGCGATTTCGATACTGGTAACGTGCGCTACAAGGCGCGAGAGCGTTACAGCTTCGGTGTCTCTGACCCATTAGGAATATTCGGTTCTCCGGGTAGTTCCTAAAGTAGAATAAGAAGCGGATAACAGGCATCTACTTGTTTATCCCTTGTTAGATGTCTGCCGCTTCTTTTTTTTACGTCATATTAACTGGCCTAAAACCTTAATCACGTTTTGGTGAAATTTATGAAGCTGAAGCGAAACGCTTGATGAGTAAGAAAATGCTCAAATGTTCTTCCTTCTACGGTTAATATGATTTTTATTCTAGGAAACATGCAGTTTTAGCGACCAGCCTAGTGGACATTTACGAAGACGCTAAGACTAATCCTTTCGTAAAGAGGTGAATCTAATGGCTTTATCAACATTTCAAGGCCCGATCAGATCAATGGGTGGTTCTTACAATCAAGGACCAGAATCAGTGGTTGCATTAACGGCTGATACTACAATTAATCCTACCGATCATGCGGGTAAACTAATTCTTATAAATAACTCTACACTAACTATTACTCTTCCTGCTGTAAACGCGGCAGCTCTTAATGCGTCTGCTGGCCCTTTTCGTAAAGGTGGCGGTCCTAACACATTAAGCAATGTGGGTATTGAGTATAAGTTCTTGATGTTAACCTCTTCTGGAACAAGTACTACAATCGGTAGCTCTTCATCTTCTGATCTCATGATTGGTTCTATGGTGCAGGGTAAGGCTGGTCTAGGTCTTGTTCATGTCTTCGAGCCAAACGGTTCTTCTAACTACCAGTTGGTTTTTGATGGAACAACAACAGGTGGTGTAGCGGGGACTTACTTCTCTATAACTGCTGTATTTGCTAATCGTTATCTGGTTCAAGGTGTAAACCTTGGCAGCGGCACTTTAGCAACTCCTTTTAGTGGCTAGAATATAGCGGGGCTTGCCCCGCTTTTATTGGAGGTTTATATGGCAGATGATGTCAATTCACAAATAATTAATGACGGGCCTCGAAACCTTGTCATGAAATTCACTAATCTTAGTGATGGCACTGGAGAATCTTTGGTTACTAAAGTAGATGTCTCTGCGTTAAGTACGCATCCTAGAACTGAAGCAGCTTGTACAAGTATTACTATTTCTAGTATTCAGTTTTCCACAAGCGGTATGTCGGTTGATATATTTTTAGATGCTACGAGCAATGAGTTCTTGGTAACTCTACCAGAGAACTATGCTGACACTTTAGACTTCAGTTCATACACAGGTTTGCCAAACAATGCTGGTACGGGTAAGACAGGAGATATTTTGTTTAGCACTCGTGGCGCAGCAAACTTAGATACCTACATGGTAATTATTACAGGCGTAAAAAATTATGGCTAATAAATTACAGGTAATTCAAAACGGTAACTTCAGTAATGGCGATCCAGTTTTTCAGATTGGTAGCATCAATGCTGATGGTGATCGTGAGATAGCAGTTTTTGACCTGATGACTGAATCGGAAGCAAAAGCAAAGCTCAAGAGTATGGGTGGTTCTTCTAAGTCTGCTGCTAAGGCTGCTGATCCAGTAGAAGAAGTTGAAGAGACAACCAAGGCTGATCTAAACAAAATGACCAAAGTCGAGCTTGAAGAATTTGCTCGTGAGTTTGGTGTTGAGTTAGATCGCAGGGAAAAAAAAGAAACTCTTGTAAAGCAAGCTTACAAGGCTCAGTTTGATGGCTAGAAACTATCGTTCTGAGTATGCTAATTACCACTCAAAGCCTAAGCAGAAAAAAGATAGAGCGGGTCGTAACGCGGCTCGCAATACCTTGAAGTCGAAAGGCAAGGTAAGTAAAGGCGATAGAAAGGATGTTCATCATAGAGATGGAAATCCCAGAAATAACTCATCGTCTAACTTGGTGGTAACCTCTCAAACGACTAATCGCAAACGTACTCTCAAGAAGGGTGGTGCTACCAAGAAGAAAGGGATGGGCATAAAAACTTCTGTTAAGTCAGGTAACTTTCGCGCAACGAAGAAAGGCGCAGGAATGACTGAGAAAGGAGTTAAGGCTTATCGTAAAGCTAACCCCGGTAGCAAATTAAAAACTGCGGTTACTGAAAAGAAACCATCAAAGGCTAATGCAAAAAGACGGAAGTCATATTGCGCTCGTTCTGAAGGACAAATGAAAAAGTTTCCTAAAGCGGCAAAAGACCCGAACAGTCGTTTGCGTCAAGCTAGGAAAAGATGGAGGTGTCGATGAAAGGCAAAGAGAAAGTTAGCTACGTTATGAACGAGTTTAAAGACGGTAAGCTCAAATCTAGTTCTGGCAAAAAAGTCACTGATCGAAATCAAGCTATGGCTATTGCGCTGAGTGAGGCTGGTATTAACAAAAAAATGTTTTCAGGAGGCAGAGTCGGTGACGGCAAAGCTGTTCAGGGACAAACGCGAGGTAGAATAGTCTAATGGCGACTAGCGGAACTTATAATTTTAATCTCGATTTGGGCGAGGTAATGGAAGAAGCTTATGAACGCTGTGGTTTAGAGTTGCGTTCTGGCTACGACTATAAGACAGCGAGAAGAAGCCTTAATCTTTTGATGCTTGATTGGCAGAACAGGGGTTTAAGTCTTTGGACGGTAAAGAATGATAACCTGACATTAACGCCGGGACAGGGAGCTTATGCTCTTCCTGTTGACAGGTTAGACATAGTTGAAGCCTACATGCGAACAAACGCAGGCGACACTACAAAACAGTCAGACCTAACTATGCAACGGATGTCTATTGCTACTTATTCTCAACAAACCAATAAACTGTTACAAGGAAGACCTATACAGTACTGGGTTGAAAGAGCGCCGAGTGGAATAACGATTAACGTGTGGCCTGTACCAGACTCATCTCAAACATGGACATTTGGTTACTACTACATGGAACGGATTGAAGATGCTGGTTCCCCAGCTTCTTTGGAAATGAACATACCTCCTACTTTTTTGACCTGTTTAACCGCAGGGTTAGCTTACATGATTGCGTTAAAGAGACCGCAAGCAGAAAACAGAATTCCTATGCTTAAAGAAATATATGAAGAGCAGTGGACTATGGCCTCTGATTCAGTTAGAGATAAATCATCTTACGATGTTGTTCCCGGCGGTTATCAGTATCTATGAGCAATTACGCTAGTGGAAAACATGCTTTCGGCTTTTGTGACCGAACAGGTTTTCGTTACAAGCTAAAAGACCTCGTTCCTCAGATAGAGAACGGCAGACCCAACGGAATGCTTGTTGGTAGAGATGTGGTAGATAAAGACAATCCTCAGTGGAGATTGGGGATGATTAACATGTCTGATCCGCAGGCTTTGAGAAATCCGCGTCCCGATGGTGGATTTTTTCAAAGCAGAGAGCTTTCGGCTTTTGATCCAGTGGGCGGTGGTAATACAGCAATGGGAAGCCGTACCGTTGGTCTTGACATGTCAGGACATGTAGGAAGAGTCCAAGTAGAAATTACAGAGCCTGATTCGACAGTAAGCGTGTCGGGTGTTGTAGGTACAACTAATTTAGGAAACGTAAGTGTTGAATTAGGAGCGGTTGATGTAAGTGTATCTGTAACTGGGGTAAGTGCTACTTCTGCTGTTGGCTCTGTTAGTGTGGTTTCTGAAACTTTTGCAATAACCGTTGCAAATCCGGGGGTTGGTAATAGGTATTATGTAGATGGCGCACAACAAGCTACTGTTACATTAAAGGCAGGGAATATTTACAGATTCGATCAATCTGATTCTTCTAATTTAAACCATCCTCTTCGTTTATCTACTACCTCTAATGGTACTCACTCTGGAGGGACTGAGTACACTACAGGTGTGGTAACAAACGGAGTGCCGGGTTCAGCAGGAGCTTACACAGAAATTACAGTAGCTTCTGATGCTCCTACCTTATATTACTACTGTCAAAATCATTCTAATATGGGTGGAACGGTAAACGTATACACTGGATTTGCTGTTACGGTCGCAACAGGAACAAACTCTTATGGAACAGGTAATAAATATTATATAGGTGGAGCAGTAAGTCCTACTGTTTCTCTGGTGGAGGGTTCTACTTATAGGTTTGACCAATCTGACAGCACCAACCTTAATCATCCTTTAAGATTTTCTACCACACCAAATGGAACTTGGGGAGGTGGTGTGGAGTACACCACAGGTGTAACTACCACAGGTGTTCCCGGTAATGCTGGAGCTTATACTCAAATAACTGTAGCTATTGGAGCGCCTACTCTTCATTATTATTGTACTAATCATAGCGGAATGGGAGGACAGGCTAATACGCCTTAATTATTATGGCAGCAAGAAAAAAAGCACCAGCAAAGAAAAAGGCAAAGTCTCGTGTAAATGAGGCTGGTAATTATACAAAACCAACCATGCGTAAGAATCTTTTTAACAGAATAAAAGCAGGGTCAAAAGGTGGAAAGCCGGGTCAGTGGTCTGCACGAAAAGCGCAGATGCTTGCTTCTGAATATAAGAAAAAAGGCGGAGGTTATAAAAGCTGATGGCTAATTTTACTGACGCAGCAAAACGCAAAATGATAAGAGAATTACGTAAGGCTTCTAAATTACACGCAGGACAAGCTGACAAACTAGAAAAATCGTTACCTAAAAAACGAGGTAGCAAAAAACGTGGCTCTTAAAAAATCTCAAAAATCATTAAAAAACTGGACAAAGCAAAAATGGCGAACAAAGTCAGGAAAGCCTAGCGCTAAAACAGGAGAAAGATATCTGCCTTCTTCTGCTATCAAGTCTTTGTCTGCAAAAGAGTATGCAGCAACAACAAGAAAGAAAAGAAAAGATACGAAAGCTGGAAAGCAACATTCTAAGCAACCCAAACGAATCGCCAGAAAAACGGCTAGGCACAGATAATGGCTTTTACTTTTACGACATTAAAGACGGCTATACAGGATTATTTAGAAAGTAGCGAGACTACTTTCGTTGCTAACTTGCCTACGATTATTACGCAGGCAGAACAAAGAATTCTTAGAACGTGTCAGATACCTGATTTACGCAGGAATGATACAGGAACACTAAGTCAGGGAAATCCCTATCTGACTATGCCTGATGGATTTTTAGCGTCTTATTCTTTAGCGATTGATAATACTGGTTATCAATATTTAATTTTTAAAGACGTTAACTTTATGCGTGAGGCTTATCCAGTAGAAGCTACTCAGGGTGTTCCTAAGTATTACAGCATATTCGATGACACTCGTTTTATTATTGGGCCAACACCTGATGCTAATTACGCGGTTGAGCTTCATTATATGTTTGAACCTGAGTCTATAACTACCACAGCAAGCGGTGAGAGTTGGCTTGGTTCAAATGCTGAAAACGCTTTGCTCTATGCTTGTCTTGTTGAGGGTTACACCTTTCTAAAGGGAGAGGCTGACCAGATGGATTGGTATAACGCAAAGTATGAGGATGCTGTATCTCGACTTAAATCTCTTGGTGAGGGTTACGATACTACTGATGCTTTTAGGTCAGGAGCTGTGAGGAGTGTAAGAATCTAATGTTTACTGTTGATATAAAATCTGACGTTGGTCAGGTCGGTGTAGAAACCACTCACCATCGCGGTTTCACTCCTGAAGAACTTTCAGTTGATTGTGCTAATAAAATAATTTCAATCTCTAAAAGTGCTGACCCTGTATTAAGGCAACAAGCAGAAGCTTTTAAATCTCAAATCCAACAAATTGTTTTATATTACATGAAGCAATCTGCAAAAAGTGAGCGAACAACTATCTATAATCTTTTACTTAATGCCGGGGAAGCTTCTTTGGCAGAACACATTAGGAGGCTTTAAATGGCTTTTTCAGGTAACTATATGTGTACCAGTTTTAAGACTGAACTTATGACTGGGACACACAATTTTACAGCAAGTACAGGCAATACTTTTAAGTTAGCCTTGTATGATAACAGTGCATCTTTTACCGCAGCTACTACTGCGTATACGACTTCTAATGAAATATCAGGAAGCGGATATTCAGCAGGCGGAGGTACTCTTACTAATGTAACGCCTACATCAAGTAGCACCACAGCTTTTACGGACTTTGATGATCTAACTTTCAGCACAGCGACCATAACAGCTAGAGGCGCACTTATTTATAATGATACTGCTGCTGGCGACCCTAGTATTGTTGTATTAGATTTTGGTGGTGATAAGACATCTACTGCTGGTGATTTTAAAATTGTTATGCCTACGGCGGATGCTTCAAATGCGTTGATTAGGATTGCTTAATGTCTGGGGTTGGTTGGGGTCGCGCCGCATGGGGTGATGGAACATGGGGTGAAGACACAACCGCCACCATTGTTATTGGGGGATGGGGTCGAGGCGCTTGGGGTGACGGCGCTTGGGGAGAATCTCTTGGACTTCAAGCGACAGGTCAGGTAGGAACAGTTTCTGCTGGGATTGTCGCTGGAGCAACAGTCAACGTAACTGGAGTTGCCGCTACTGGAGTGGTTGGTTCAGCCAATGTTCTAGCTCCGGGGGAAGTGGCGGTAAGTAGTGTTGTAGCTACTGGGCAAGTAGGCAGCGTTACTGTACATCACAACGCTCAAATCTCGGCAACGGGAGTAGAGGCTACAGGTGAAGTTGGTAGCGCAGGAGTTTTAGAACAAACGGGAGTTTATCCTACAGGCGTAGAAGGTACGTCTGAATTAGGAACAGGCTTTAGTGTTGTTGCTCCAGCTACTGTTTCTCCAACAGGACTGCAAGCGACAGGCGTACTCAATGGCGTTACTGTTGACTTGTTAATAGAAATACCTGTTACTGGCTTATCAGCCACATCAGAGATTGGTACGGCTTTTGTTGTAGAGGCTGCAACCAATGTATATCCGACAGGGTTAAGTGCAACAGGTGAGGTGGGTCGAGTCCTTATCTGGCAAAACATTGATCCTTCGCAAAATCCTAACTGGATTAATATGACTCCTTCTCAAACACCAAATTGGACAAGCATCCCTTGATAACTTGAGGTATAGAAATGGCAACTTACGCAAATGATTTAAGACTAAAAGAAATAGCGACAGGTGATGAAAGCGGAACGTGGGGTACATCTACCAACACGAACCTTTCGTTAGTGGCTGATGCTTTTAGTTATGGAACAAAGCAGATGGCTGCTGATTCCAATGAAACCTTTACGATGGCTGACGCTACGGCTGATCCTACCCGCTCCTTGTTTTTAAAGATTACTTCTGCGGTTTCTTTAACCACAACAAGAGAAGTTACTCTTGGCCCTAATACGGTATCCAAGGTCTGGATGATTGAGAACTCTACCACTGGCGGTCAGAGTATTACAATCAAACAGGGTTCGGGTGGTACAGTAACTATTGCCAACGGCTCTAAAGCTTATGTCTACGCAGACGGAGCTGGCGCAGGAGCAGCAGTTATTAATGCTAACTTTACAGAAACTGGTGGAGGTACTGTTACTTCTATAGATGTTTCTGGAGGAACTACGGGGTTAACTTATAGTGGTGGCCCAATAACCTCTAGCGGAACAATCACTATGGCTGGAACCCTAGCGACTGCTAATGGAGGAACAGGTTCTACCGCGACTGCTTATTGTAACTTAGCTTCAAACGTCACAGGAACATTGCCTACGGCTAACGGTGGTACAGGATCAACAGCAGTTCAGTATTGTGATCTTACTGCTAACGTGACAGGAGTATTACCTTTTGCTAACGGTGGTTCTGGCGCGATAACTCCTTTGTTGAAAGGAGTTAGTTACTCTGCGGTCAATAGAGATTACATCATAGCTACAGCGGGAGGAATTACGATCACCTTGCCTTCTGGTCCATCGGCTGGAGATACCATTACAATTAAGGATGGAACTGGAGCTGCTGCAACTACAAGTTTTACTGTAGCCAGAAACGGTAGCAACATAGCCAGTTCAGCTACTGATCTGACGTTTGATAAAAACTTTACCGAAATTGTTATGACCTACATCGATGGAACCATTGGTTGGAGCGTATAAATGACGAATTTAGCCGATCTGCTGCCAGCAGGTGGCGGTCAAAACAACACAGACTTTGTAGCTGACGGTAATATCAGTTCTGGTGCGCCTGTCATTCTTACGGCGGCGGGGAAGGCTAAAGCAGTTGGCGAAGATGCTCAAAGCGCAAGTTTTGGCAGCACAGCCGATTATGATACGGACAGAGCTTACTACCCTGCGTTAGTTCACGATACAGCTAGTGGTAACGATGTTGTTTTTTACCGAGATGCTGGAAATTCTAATTACGGAACGGCTCGTGTTGTTTCGGTGTCTGGTTCAACTTTGACTTTTGGAACAGCTGTAGTCTTTGCAACAGTGCATTGTGATTATATTTCGGCGACTTACGATGCGTCACAAAGTAAAATTTTAGTTGTTTTTCGTGATGATACAAACAGTCAGCTGAAAGGAATTGTAGGTACGGTTTCATCAACTAGCATTAGCTTTGGCTCTGCGACTCAAATAGGTAGCTATCAGGGTTATCGGACGCACGCGGCTTACAACGCTTCTGCTAATGCTTCAGTCGTAAGTTTTAGCTATGCAGAAGGAGGGGGTTATAGTAATTATCCCTATGGCTGCGTTGCGACAATCTCAGGCACATCAGTTAGCTTTGGAACATTGGTGCGAATAGAAAGCACTGGACGCGAGATGTCTACTGCAACCAACATATACGATCCTTCAAGCACCAAAAATTTAATAATTTATCGAACAGGTTACGAGGGTCGGGCCGCTGTAGCCACTGTCTCAGGAACTTCGGTAAGTTTTGGTACTCATGTCGATTGGACAACAAACCCAAATTCTCCTAGCGCAACCTATGACTCGGTAAATGAAAAAATTGCAATTTGTTTTACAAACCTTTCAGTAAGTAGCTATGTTTATTATATCGTAGCCACTGTCTCAGGAACGTCTGTAAGTTTTGGTACTGAAGCTGTAGTTGCAAGCGAATACGGTTATGAGATAAGAGGTAGTTTTGACACTTCAGTCAATAAACACGTTACGACTTACACAAAAGATGCAGGGGCAGATCAATATAGATTTCTTGTAGAAGGAACGATGAGCGGAACAACGATGTCTTGGACATCTCCAGTGTCGGCGGATAATGGAAACAACGCTCAGTACAGTGGCGCTCAATGCTTTGATCCTGTGGCAAATAAAAGTATTCTCGCTATTACGGACAACACTACCACGACCGCCTATATGCGTACTTACACAGCATCAGGCAACATTACAAACCTCACCTCAACCAACCTCTTAGGCATCGCCTCTGGCGCAATAAGCGACACAGCGACAGGCACGATAAACACTTGGGGTTCTAGGAACGAGGTGCAAACAGGTTTGACGATAGGTTCTGATTACTATGTTCAGACAGATGGAACAATAGCGGCGGGATCGACAAACATTGCTTACGATATTTCTTCACCTACTTACACTCAAGCATTTTCAGTATCATCCCAAGATACAGCCCCAACTGGCCTAGCGTTTAATACTGATGGGACAAAAATGTTTGTCGTGGGAAACTCAGCTAACGCAATTCACGAATATGCCTTATCCACGGGGTTTGATATTTCGAGTGCTTCTTTCACGCAGAGTTTTAGTACCGCTAGTCAATCAACAGCCCCTTCAGGCATTGCTTTTAAACCTGATGGAACAATAATGTTTGTGGCTGAGGCTTATAACTCTAGCATTCTCCAGTACGCCTTGAGTTCGGCTTTTGACGTGTCTTCCGCATCCTATACTCATAACTTTAGTGTTGCGGCTCAAGAAGCAGATGTTCGCGGAGTAGCTTTCAACACTGACGGGACTGTAATGCTTATTACAGGGATTGGTGGAGATGATGTTAATGAGTACGCTTTATCCAGTGCATATGATGTATCCAGTGCTTCTTTTACCGATCTTTTTAGCATATCGAGTCAAGATGCTAACCCGCAGGATTTATTATTTAATTCTGACGGAACGACAATGTGGATTGTAGGAGATGACAATGATTCTATCTTTCAATACACGCTCTCTAGTGGTTTTGATGTATCTACCGCTTCCTATGCTTCAGTAAGTTTTTCTGTGGCTGGTCAAGATACCTCGCCAATGGGAATGGCGTTTAATTCTGACGGAACAAAACTCTATGTGGTTGGAGGGCAAAATGATTCTGTCTATCAATACGCGACAACTGCCACTTCTTTTACAACGGACCATCTTATAGGCAAAGCAATCACAGCCACACAGATTAATATCAAGGATTACACAGGATGACGAATCTCTCTGATCTTTTTCCTGCGGGTGCAGGTAAGCAAGTAAGTTTCACCGCCAGTGGTAACGTCACCAGCTCTGGTAAGCCTGTCATATTGAATAGCGATGGGACAGTTACCGAAGTGTCGGGTTCTACTACGTCAGCGGCAATAGCGGATGTTCAAGACATATGGGCTTCAACCACAGAGTATAACTATAATGCGATTGTTTATGCGTCAACTGAGGATAGGTTTGTTGCTATATCCTCAAATAACAATACCTCTTCATACCCAGAATATTCTATAGGAACAATGTCAAGTGGCTCAATCACTTGGGGAACGCCAGTTGTTATTACAAGTAATGCAGTAGATTGGCTTGATGCTATTTACCACTCAAACACTGGCAGATTAGTATTGATTTATACAATCTCTTCTCAAGCTCAGTGCATAATCGGCACATTTGGCTCTAGCCCCTATACCACAATTTCTTGGGCGGGTCAGACTCAGGCTTATTCACAAACAACAAGTTATCTGTACCATCAAATTGAAGAATGGCCCGGAACTGACAAGTTTGTTATTGCGTCTTTATTTGTAGACACAGGCACAAGTTATCGGGGGATTATGCAAGTTGGCACAGTAGGTGGAGCAAGCTCCCTAAGTTTTGGTTCAGAGGCTTATTTTACAAGTGGTCTTATAACCAATTATCCCAGTTTTGCACAGTTAATGTACGATACTGCAATTACAGATCAATTTTTTATAGTGTATCAAGTCGCTAATTCATCCGTGGCTTGCCAAGCATTAACGGTGTCAGGAACAACAATTACGGGAACCACTCCTCAAACCATAGTTACGACAACGCTTGTGAATAACTGTCTAGGAGCGGCTTGGGATGCTGATGAGAAAAAAGCCTTAGTGATGTATGGAGTAAGTCCAAGCAGTGGTACAGGTATTGCAACAACTTCATTGGTAGTTGTAAGCACTAGCTCTGGATCGACAACAGTAAATACGCCAATAGCTTTTGTAAGTGCTGCTAGTTCTAATCAATACGCAGGGCGTTATTGGAACAGCCTTGTTTATGATTCTTTTAGAAAAGTTTTTGCTATTTCTTACTTGGCTGAGAATGCCTCCCAATATGTAACACAGGCTACAATTTCAACAACCACACCC